TTCTGCTTAATACTTTTGCTCATGAATTAGTACATGTTAAACAATGGGCAAAAGGTGAGTATTATCAACTGCAGCGTGAAAACAATGTTTTTAAGTTCAATGGACAACGTATTGATGCTGATAAGGTTGATTATTGGGACCAGCCATGGGAAATTGAAGCGCATGGCAGGGCAATCGGGTTAGTCGTACAGTGGGCAAAGAAGAATGATCTGCCCACTAAAAAGTTAGTTGTCGAAGGCTAACCCTAGTATCATAAACAAGGAGTATTATATGAAAAAGGCAATCATTACTGCTGTCGCTATGCTTTTCGCAGGTGCAGCTTATGCTACGGATCTTCCTAGCAAAAACTCACCAAAATATTTTGATCTAGAGACAGGAACGTCTGCACCTCTTAACTCAATCGGGGTTAGCGTTGGACCTGAAACCACTGCTGGTTCTTATAAGAAACCATCTCTTTGGATGTATAACTTCTCATATGATCGTGATATTGCAGAAGGACTCTCACTAGGTGTTAACTTCGGTACTACACAGGATTATCCTAATGGTGCTATGAGTCAAACTATTGAAGGAAAAGTTGGATACTCACTCCCACTAGGTAACGGCTTTAAGGCTCGTTTCGGTGCTGGTGTTGGTCAGCGATTCATTAATGGTGATAATTATGGCTTCTATGCTTTCCGCACTGGTATGGATTATAAGCTTACTGACCGTCTAACTTGGAATGCAATTGGTTATCAGTATCGCACTACAATGGATACTATTTACCGTGCTGACTACGAAAACCATGATGTGCGTACTGGTCTCTCATATGCATTAACAGACCGTCAATCTATAAACGCAGCAGTTTATCGTTCTTTTAATAAGGATCGAGCTGCTCAAGCTGATGGTTTCTTGATTGGTTATTCAGTTAAGTTTTAATAAGTGCACAATTTGAGCACTATAAAGGCTAGGGAAACCTAGCCTTTTTTATTGTTGATTTCATTAGCTGGTCATGCTATAATTAAAAATAGGAGACAGCAATGAGCACTTATACTGTAACTGTGAAATCTAAGATTAATAATGCAATAATTAGAGTAAAGCATTTCTCTTCAGTTGATTATTATGAGGCGATGGAATATCATAAGATGGTAAAGAACAGGTATAGTAAAACTTTCGATGTAGATATGAAGATCAAGACAAAGAAAGCTTCGTGATGAAACAGAAAGATAAACAAAAGCTAACATTTCTTAGGAACCGTCTCAACGTCGCTCGTAATAGAGATACACCTAAAGAAGTTAAAGTAACCGCTGAGTATCTGTTTAAGCTCGGTCAGAAGCAAGGCTGGCGTTGCAATCTTTCTGGAAGGTGGCTAACATTTATTAAACCAGGGACTATCTATGACCGAACTCCTACTAACTGCTCTATTGATCGTATTAGTAGTAAACGTGGTTATGTACATGGTAATGTTCAACTAGTATGCTGGGAAGATAATAACTGTAAGCGTACTATGTCTAATAATCAATATAAGAAGCGAAAAGGATATATCTAATGTTTCAACGTGCTGGTAAGACTCATAAGGCTAAGGCTACTGATAATCATGAGAGTATTAACTTTATGTCGCTTGTTCGCTTCTGCAAAGAAGCTCATAAAGATCTAACTGCTGCTGGTGATCATGATGCAGCGCTTCGTTTTGAGATTCTATATGAGTATTTATTGAATGACTTTCAAGGCGGATATTTAGAGTATAAATCTAAGGCCTTAGGTCTTTAATACAGAAGAGGGCTTAGGCCCTCTTTTTAGTTTGGCTAAATACATAGAAACGTATTGGAGCCAAACATGCTTACTTTCCTTAATTACTTAATTGAACGAGATACAGGTGCAAATATCCATAATACTGCTTATGGTGATGCATATGAGACTTCTACTGTATTACATCTTCATAACAACACTGCTGCTAAAAACAATAAAGATCCTGAATATCAGGCCAAGATTGAAGCAGTAAGAAAAAAGCATAATGAAGCAATGGAAGTGCTTCCTCATCATAAGCAAGCACAAGCCTTACAAGCAGCAATGCATTCTGGTAATGCTTATTTAAAAAGTCTCAAAGATAATCACGGTAAGTCTCCTAATGATATACGTGAAGTACATCATACATCAGGTGGTATTGATAAGCATATTGGAAGAAAAGTAGATAGAGCAGGTAATCCTCACGACCTTATTGTTAAAGGTAAAGGTGGGTTTATGCATGGCGCTTCGCTAAAAGCCACATCAGGCACTGCATCTAATAATACTGTAAAGGCATTCGATACTAAAGCTGGTCTCAAGACTAATTTAGAGCATATCTGGAAGAAGGGTGCGCATGAAGTTGGTCTTACAGGTAAGTCTACTAAAGAGAAAAAAGAAGTTCGCCACGAACCAGAGGTAATAGCAGCAAACAAGAAAGTACAAGGTGAAGCAGCACAACATCATGCTGATGTTTTTAACAAAGCATCTCATGAAGAAAAACAAAAGCATTTACATTATATGTTGAAGAGTACTCCTGATCTTCCTTACGATTATGTAAAAGGAGAAAAAGGTGGTTCTGCTACACCTCATCATGAACTTCCTCATATTAAAGCTATTAATAATGCTAAGAAGATAAAAGCAACTGTCTCTAATAACTTTGTAAAGTTTCATGATGAGCATGGAAATCATATTGCTACAGTAGAGCATAGACCTACCCATGGTTCATTCGTATCTCCTTCCGCTAATGCTAAATTTGGATCAATGAAGTAATGTTTACTTTCGTTCAATTTATCTCAGAACAATCTGGCACTAAGCTTAAACATTTAGATCATCCAGAAGACAATGCTGTATTAAGTCACCAGGGTTTTACACATGCATTTCATGCTCTTCATGATGTACATAAGGCGTTAAAAGGTCAAAAGCATTCGTCTCATATTACTACAAAGCTTGACGGTTCACCTTCTGTTGTATTCGGGCATCACCCAGAAAGTGGTAAGTTCTTTGTAGCTTCTAAGTCTGCATTTAATAAGAATCCAAAGATCAATCATACACATGAAGATATTGACCGTAATCATAGCGACTCACCTGGTCTTGCTAAGAAGCTTCATCAAGCATTAGAACATCTTCCTAAAGTAACTCCTAAGAAGGGTGTGTATCAAGGCGACTTTATGCATTCACATGATGAGCTACAACATTCTTCATCTCATGTTAGATTCAAGCCAAATACAATCACATACGGTCTTAAGAAGGATTCAGCCGAAGGTAAGAAGGCTGTTAATTCTAAAATAGGTGTTGCTGTTCATACTAAGTATGAAGGTAAGACATTAGAAGGTATGCATGCTACTCCTCATGTCGATCATGATAAATTTAAGCAGCATAAAGACGTTCATCTTATTTCTCCAGAGGCAAAGCTATGAGTAATATATCTAAAGAACAATCAGCTGCCTTTGAAGAACATATGTCAAAGGCAAAAGAGCTTCATGATAAGATGCCTCATGACTTTCATGACGTTGTAGGAAAGCATTCTGAACATCTCACTACATATATTAATAAGACTGTCCGTGAAGGTTCAAAACCTACCACAAAAGGTTTAAGATCTCATATTGAAGCTAGACATAATAAAAATATTGAAGGTGTCTCTACACCTGCAGCTAAAGCAAGAAAGACAGAAGCGAAAAATGCTGATCTCGCACATCATGATACAAATGAAAAGCATTTTGCCAATGCATTAAAAATTCATCATCATATTGAGTCAGCAAAGAATATTCTAGTTCACGGTCTTAACAAGGCTAATAAAACTGAAGGTGGCATGGAACATCATATTGATGGAAAAGAAACACACCCTGAAGGTTATGTTGCGCATCATAATGGTGGATCAATTAAGCTTGTCAACAGAGGTGAATTCTCAGCAGCAAACTTTGCTGCTACTAAAGCATGGAAAAAATGACATATGGCACAATATAGACGTGATACCAATAGATTTTTAGCAGACGGTAATACTATATTTGAAGTAGTAATGACATCTGATTCTGATGGAAATTTTTATGATGAATGGAATCGAGTTCCAGTTGCATTAGAAGCTGGTCAATCGGATGCATTTGGTAGACTAAGAACATCTGATGCATTTACACTTGGTGATTATAAACATCTTTACGGTATTGATCCTGCTTTTGAGGATATCACCAGCGCAAACGGAGCAGTAGCATTCTTACCTAATCAGGCTTGTGCAAGATTAACAACATCTAATAATTCTACTAGTAGTGTTATTCATACTACTAAATTTTATCATCATTACATGCCCGGTAAGAGTCAGTTAATAAAATCTACTTTTAATTTTTATGGTGCTAATACTAATGTTACTAAAAGAACAGGATATTATGATGATCGTAATGGCATCTTTTTTGAACAAGCAGCTAATGGTGCGCTAAACTTTACTATAAGAACATATGTAAGTGGAGTTGCTGATGATAGCCGTAAAGTATATCAGAGTAATTGGAATGTAGATAAATGCGATGGGAATGGTCCTTCTGGTTTTAATTTAGATATTACCAAAACTCAAATATTTTTTATAGACTTTCAGTGGCTTGGTGTAGGTAGAGTTCGTTGTGGTTTCGTAAATGATGGTAAATTTATACCTGCTCATGAATTCTTTAACAGTAATAATTTAGAAACTGTTTATATAAGTAACCCCAATCTTCCTGTAAGATGTGAGATATTTAATTCAGGTGTTAGAACATCTAATGCTTATATGGATCAGATCTGTTCTACAGTAATATCTGAAGGTGGGTATGCAGAGGCAGGTCAGGATTTTGCAACTTTTAGTGGCTTAAGAACACTACCTGGAGGTAACACACTTCCAATACTTGCAATTAAACTAAAAGATTCTTTTAATGGCTACCCTAACAGAGTTATTGCGAGAATGGGTAGTCTTAATATCATATCTACAGATGAAAATATAAGATATGAAGTTATTAAATTAGCTAATACATCAGTTTTTACTGGTGGTGCATGGTTAAATGTTCATTCTTCTAGTGCAGTTCAATATAACGGAACTGCAACTAATTATGATGATGGGGAAATAATGGACGGCGGTTTTGTTGCTGCTAATAATCCAAGAGCTGCTTCATCTGCGCCATCGGCTGGTGCACCCTCACCAAATATAGCCAGCACTGCAAAAAAGAACTATATTGCACAAAATTATTATAGTAATAATTCACAAGTATTTGTAGTAACTGCCACTAATCTTACCACAAACAACACGTTTGTTGCCGTCAACATGCAATGGCGAGAAATATATTAATTTAATTACAATAAATAAAGAATAACTTCTCTTAGGAAATAATAATGGCTGATAACGAAGGTTCAATGGGCTCATCAAATATTGCTAACCAGACTGGTACTTCTACCAGTCCAAATATTGGTGGCACTAATAAGAAGGCTAAAGTACTTAAGGATGTTATTTCTAAAGGTAAGACTATGACTGGCAAAGCGCCAGATAATATTATCTTTAATCCAGTAATGGAAGAAAAAGAAAAAACAGCAGTAATGACATTTGGCCGTTTTAATCCTCCCACAACAGGCCATGAGAAGTTAATTCATAAAGTAGAATCGGTAGCGGCTGAGCACGGAGGTACCGCTCATATTATTGCTTCCCATAGTGAGGGAACTGGTAAGAATCCGTTACCTACTGAAAA